TCACAGCCTCCGCCAGTATCCAGCGTTCGGGAACGCATCAATTACGGCCTGCAGCATCGCGCCTGCCTCGGCCTGGACCTCGTCTGTAGGGTCTAAATCTTCTATCGCTTGCTCTATCAGAGCGACTTTGAGGTCGTAGTCTGCGATCTTTGCAAGCTTCACCCTTAGATCCGTTGTCGTATGCCGCTTGCCTGTGCGGAGCGCGCTGATGTTCTGTTGCTTGAGTCCTAGTAGGTCTGCAAGCTTTTCTTGACTTCCTGCTTTTGCTATCGCTTGGTCAATCAGGGTGCGGGTTGACATGCAAACTTCTCCTTGCGTCACACACAAAATGTGTGTATAGTGGATTTAACACACGAAACGTATGTACATGCGTTTTATGTGTGAAGTCTACCAACTCATGGAGCCACCCATGCCAGCAACACAGCTTTCGTTCCCAGAAATTGAATGCAGCCCCGTCGTGTCCAGGCCCGTCCTGGCTCTGGTGGCTCAGAGCAGCGATGAGGGCTGCACCGGGAACGAAAAGCGCAAGGGTCGCGCTGCAGTCCACGCCGACTCTGCAGCCCGCAAGGCTGCGTACAGGGCTGCAAAGGCCCGTGTTGACTACACAGACAAGCCCGAGATCATCGCCAAGCTGAAGGAGACGGCGGCCGAGCTGGATTGCTCGGTAAACGAGCTGCTGCAGAGCATGGTCCGCTTCGCCGAATGCAATCGCAACTGGAAGCAGGTGGGCCTGTACGGCGTGCGCCGTGATGGAGCGCTGCAATGATGCCTACTTGGGTCTGGGTCTTCTTTTGGGCTCTTTGGTGTGTGTGTGTCGGTGTGGTTTTTCAGACCGTTTACTTTTTGGCGGCGTTTTCGCTATGAGCGATTTCATTGCATCCCGCCAGGAACTGCGCATTCGTGCTCAGGCTGCCATTTCGCGCCCTGTTCCGAAAAGCATCGCGCAGGCTGGCGTCCAGTCAGTGCGCGCATACAAGGATTGCGTTGCCCAGGTCTCGCAGTTCGCGCGCACGGGTCGCTATGCGGACCGCAGTACGGCCGCGCTCTACCGCCTCGAGGCTATGCAGGGGGTGCGCCAATGACCGTTCATCTCCACGCTTGCCGTCCTGGTCACGGCATGACTGTTTGCGCTGTTCATCAGGCGCTGACTCAAGCCGCCCCCTGTTCTGGAGACAACCGGGGACCCGCATGCCGACCCTGTGTCGGCTCTGCGGGGCTGGGGGTATGGGGGTGCAGACCCCCCATGTCAACCTTTGTGCAACACGTACCCGTTGCTATCGGCGTTGCTGCTCGTTCTTCCGCGCAAGGGATCGTTACCCGAATGGGCCAAGACCCGAAGGGGCTTGGTTGCGCAGCAATAGAGCCCGGTCCCGAAGGGATGCGCCCTGCCTCGTTTGCCGCTGGAGATTGCGATGCGGGAGCCTTGGGCGATGCCGCTGCGGCCGCGGTGACATGCAGCTTTAGCGCAGGCGCCGCGGCCGCAGCGGCACGTCTTCATACCCCCCCGAGTAACACGGGGGTAAACAAAGTTCAGGGCGCGGGGCGTTATGAATAACGAAGAAAAATTGGTCATCGAGGGTGGTCGTGTCAAGCTGCTGTGCGAACGTCGCCAGCTGGCGGCTAAAGCCCAAAGCGGCGTCATCGTTGATTACCTGCGCTTCACAATCAAGCGTGATTTGATCCCCGACACCAAGCGTATTCCGCGCGAGACCGAGGACCGTGACCTAGTCAAGTACTACGCACTGATATTCGCAAACCTGCTGGGCTTCGAGCTGGGTATAGAGCGTCCTGGCCGTGATTACTACGAACACACGTACACGGTCGACAACGAAAACGGTCACGAAGTGGCCAGTGTCAGCGCAGGCGGCGAAAGCCAGCGGGGCACCATCTGTTTCACGCTCAAGGGCGAAGGCTGCACGCATGCCCGTCCAGGCTGGGAAAAGCGTGTCCACGACTACTTTGCGGACATGGCGCCGACGATCACCCGCATTGATGCGGCAAAGGATTTTTTCGCGGGCGAAGTGACCATTGAAGAGGTCGTGGGCCTCTACAAAGACCACAAATTCAGCTACCGCAAGCGCATGCCCAAGTACACGACGCATGGGGCTTGGGAGCTTGGTAGCACCGTCGATGACATCCCGTTGCACGGTCACAGCCGCACATTCCAAGTGGGAAAACGCGAGTCCGGGAAGCTCGCACGCTTCTATGAAAAAGATCACCAGTACGGCAATTTCGCTGGGTCCTGGCTGCGCGCTGAACTGGAGCTTCGCAATGCTGGCCGGGTCATTCCCTGGGATGCCGTCATCAACGCGGCAGAGTACTACGCAGGGGGCTATGAGGCTCTCAAATTGCTCTGTGACCGCGAAACCGGAACGAGCATTCCGACAAGCGTCAAGGCGGGCGAAGCGTCTGCGGACAAATTTGTCCGTTGGATCGTTCGCACTGTCGCGCCAAGCTTGGCGCAGATCACAAAGATCATGCCGGATGAGGACTGGCTGCACGGAATCGTGCTCGATCAGGCTCACCGGAAAGTCCCACGCAGCTTGCGCGGTCTGAGTCTGCAATCCATGTCGCACGGGGTCACTGAGGCCCTGAGCAAATTCACCCAATTCATGAATCCCGCCGCACCGGCCGGCGCGGGTCTTTTGCAATAAGCCGGATCAAAGGAAACACCATGCGATTCAATCAAACCATCCAGGTCGTGGGCATGAAAGCCAGCAAGGGCACGCTCGAAAACGGCACGGCATACGACAGCACCAAGGTCTATGCCCTGATCGACCTGGACACGTCCAAGGGCAACGCCAAGGGTGCATCTGCAACTGAGTTCAACCTTGGCACGGCGGCGGAATTCGAGGCCTACAAGCACCTGCCTTTCCCCTTCGTCGCAGATGTGGAGATGGAGATGGTCAGCAACGGCAAGACCATGAAAACGGTGATGCACAAGCTCACCCCGAAGGCAGTTGCAGGCGGCTCTAAGTCGGCTGCAGCTACCTAACTACTGGCCGTTAGGGATCGCATTACGTTCCCGGGAACACGTATGCAAATCTCGCCACGCTACTACGTGCAATCGACTGACGACTACACGTTCCTGCGCGCTGATGGTGAGGGCGGTGTGGACTTCACGCCACTCGTCATCAACGCAACGCCATTCGCAACGCCTGAGGCGGCTGTGGATGCTGTGCACGATCACTGCGGCGGTGAGGCTGTCGTGTTCCGTTGCTACCAATTGAAGGGCTAGTGAGCGGTTTCCGCAAGCCTCGCGTGCGGGGTTTGCTGGTGCTGATTCGCAGCATCGTTTTCTCTTATCAACTGGAGTTTTATATGTTCGAAAAAACCTTTTCCGTTGCCCGCAAGTACGGCGCTCGCGTCGCTGCTGTTCCCGCCCTGGCTGTTGTGGCCATGGGAAATGCCCATGCCGAACTGCCGACCGAGGTCACGACGGCTCTCGGCAGTCTGTCGACTGATGCGCTGAAGGTCGCGGGCATCGTGCTGGCGGCCATCGTCGCCGTCTACGCATTCAAGTTCATCCGCAAGGGGCTGTAATGCAACTGATAGTGCCGCTGCTGGTTGATATGGGCGTCAATGCCGCATGGGTATCTGCAGCGGTGCTATCCGCCCGTGTGGCTTTGTTTGCTCACCGCTTTATTAAGTCGCGGAGTTTGTAATGCCTTCTTTTCAGGTGGGTGCTGCCTGCTACCCGACTCAGATTCAGGCCGCGCAGGTAGTCGCCAGCTCGCAGGTTGGCAGCATCGTGCAGCAAGGCGGATCGGCTCATGTTGTTGAGTTGATGTCCGTAAATCCAACCTCTATCACATATGGCCTTCGTCCGGTCTCAGGCGGTCCGCTCGTTGAAGTGGTGAGCGCTTTCCAGGCGCAGCCTTGCGGCTTGCTCCAGGCCTCCGAAGGGCTTGCACTCGGCTGGATGGTGGGCGGCGTCTGGATCGTTGTTTATGGCCTGATGTTTATTGCGCGCACTGTCTTCCACGTTGGTGACGGGGGTAATGATGGCAACACCTGAGTTTTACGCTGCCTTTATTGGTGTGCTGGGGGCTGTATGGCTGATTTGCGGTCGCTGGTAATAGCTATTTCTGTTTTCGCATCTGGTGTTGTGCATGCTGGTTATGCGCAGTTGGCTTCTCCGCCTGGATGGTCTCCAGGTGGTGGATTGGCTTCGGGCGCTGGTGGCGCCTTTAATTTTGGCAATGCCGCTAACACTGCACAGCTTGTAAATGGCACGGTGCGCACTAACGCTGCTCTTAATGTTGGCGGGCGTGCGGTTAGCATCCCTGCGACTATGCGTTTCGCGGCGAATGCGCCTCGTATTGCGTCTGCCCTGATCTTTATGAATCCGACTCTACGAGTTGCGGCATCTATTGCTATGTGGCTTGGAGTTGGGAAAATAATTTGGGATGTAGCAGAAGGCAAGTGGAAAGTGCAGGATGAATCTATTAATACTGGACCATATGAGTATCGGGTTACCTTGAGTGGTATTGATACGGGTTGGTTAGGCGATTTTGAGACTGCATGTGACCGATTTGCATCTGCGCTATCTGGTCGTCCAGGTTATCAAGGTGCGTCGATTATTAGATATCTGCCCAACGATCTTGTTTGCCATTATCAGTACACCTACAACAATAGCTCGTATAACGACGGCTTTTATGTTAGTCGTCGCAATAATCCCAATGCCGGCACTGAGGTTAAATGGCGTCCGATAGAGCAAGAAGAATTTGATGAAAGGATCAGGCGGAGTCCAATGCCAGAAACTTTGCCCGAGGCTCTGCCGCATCCTTTGCCAGTTGAATTGCCGCAGATTCAGCCGACTTTTGTGCCAACTGGCAATCCCGTTCCTAACCCTAGCTTTGATCCGTCAAAACAGGTCGGTCCTGATAATCAACCATGGAATCAGCCTGGGGTGAGAGTTGTTCCCGCGCCCGTGCCCGGAAGCCCCTGGCAGGTTGATCTTCAGCCCGTTGATAGGCCTGTGGCTACTCCAAATCCAGATCCCAATCCGAAGCCTGACACGGACGGTAATCCCGACGATAAGCCAAAGGAGAAGGATCCCGGCTTATGCGAGATGTATCCCGACATTGTTGCCTGTCAGAAGCTTGGCAATGTTGAAGCTAAGGAGCTGCCGAAGAAAACAGTCCCAATGACTATTGAGCCTAGGGACATGGGGCCTCAAAATGGCACGTGCCCCGCCCCTCGCCAGTTTGAAATAATGGGTAAGCCGATGGCATTTCAGTGGGATTTGCTTTGCGACTTTGCAAATGGGATAAGGCCGCTGTTAATTGGTTTTGCGTGGCTTTCGGCGGCTTTGGCGTTCGTGGGTTTAACAAGGCGAGGTGATTAAATGGATGGCATTGCTCAGTGGCTGGCTAGCATATCCTGGCCGCTTGTCTCGCGTGTGCTTGTGTCTCTTGGATTCGGTTATACGACATATGAGGGTGCGGATACTGCGCTCACATCGGCTATTGATGCTGCTAAAGGTGCGTTCGTTGGCTTGGGTGCCGAAGTTTTGCAGTTGCTCGCAATGGCTGGTTTTTTTGACGCAATGTCCATTACAAGCGGCGGTATTGTTTCTGGTCTTGCCTGGATGGTCATGAAGCGATTTGCGTTGCAGACAACCGGGCAGGGGTCATAAATGCTTACTCTTATTACTGGCAATCCCGGCACGGGTAAGAGTGCTGCCTTGGTCTCCATGCTCGAAGAGCTTGGTAAAGAGCGTCAGCTATATGTGAATGGCATTCCTGAATTGCTCATTCCGCATATCGAATTGACAGAGCCGGAGAAGTGGCATGAAACGGTGCCTGATGGCTCCGTCATCATCATTGATGAGGTTCAGCGGATATGGCGGCCTTCTGGTCCTGGCCAGAAAATACCCGAAATGATTGCGTTGCTTGAAACGCACCGGCATCGCGGGCTTGATTTCTACATCATCACCCAGGGGCCTAATCTCATTCATGCCAATGTCCGCGCCTTGATTGGTCGGCACGTGCATTTACGCGATCTCGGAATTCTCGGCCGCTGGTGGTATGAGTGGCCTGAGTGTGCGGATAATTGCCGTACTGGATGGAAAAACGCTCCAATCAAGAAGCGTTACAGGTTGCCCAAAAGTGTTTTTGGCAAATACAAAAGCGCGAGTATCCATGTTAAGCCTGTTCGCTCGTTCCCGTGGATGCTTGTTGTGATGATTGCAGCGCTTTTGACTGTGTTTGTTATGTCCTGGTTTGCATACAGAGCAATCAACGCTCGGCTGCATCCCGTGGCGCCTGAGCCACTGCCAGTGAGTCCTAATGCGGCAACCCAGCCAGCCCGGCAGGATGCTGTGGCTGCTCGTGCTTCTGCGCCTGTGGTTGCGCCCGATGAGCGCATTGCCTTTATTCCTAGGCTCTCGGATCGACCCTGGACTGCTCCAGCATATGACGAAATTCGGCGAGTAGTTGCTATGCCTCTGATTACTGGCGCGATGTGCATCAATGACCATTGCGTCTGCTTCAATGGTTCCCGCCGGTTGCTCGATGTCAGTAGTGTTGCGTGCGACGAATGGCGCATCCAGCGGCCGTTTAATCCTTACGATGCGGAGCCTGTCCTCGTTGACGGCGGTGGCGTTTCGGATCGTACTGGATCGAATGAGGGTCAAAGCGTTCCTGTTCCCGGCGCGACTTGAGTAGTGGTGGGTTCTTTTTTCTAAAAAGCTTTTTGAGCCATCTGAGCATGTGTTCTCCTCGCGTATCTCTTGGGTTGTAGGTTGCATCAAAGAATTTCGTTCCCGGTCTTGTTGTGCTTCCGTGCGCTACGTGTTGTTCGGGTTTGCGTCGTTTGCTTTGCTCCATAGCATCTGTACATCCATACAGTACAGGAGTGTGTTTATGTTGGTCGGCTATGCCCGTGTATCAACTCAAGATCAGGATACCGCATTGCAGATTGAGGCCATGCGTGCTGCTGGGGTTGTGCGCGTCTTCGAAGAAAAGGCAAGTGGTGCAAAAATCGATCGGCCTGTCCTTTGGGAGTGTCTGGGTTCCCTGAGATCGGGTGATCAGTTCGTTTTTTATAAGCTCGACAGGGTCGCTCGGTCGCTGTCTGACCTATTGAAAATCCTGGATCGTGTCGAGCGTGCCGGGGCGTCCATCCGGTCGCTGACGGAGCCTATCGATACAGGCTCTGCTGCTGGTCGACTGATGCTGCAAATCTTGGGGGCGATGGCCGAGTTCGAGCGCACGTTGATACGTGAACGGACCGTAGCTGGGCAGCGCGAAGCGATGGCGCGTGGTGTGCATTGCGGAAGGGCGTTGTCGGTTGATGCTGAGACGGCTGCAGCGATCGTCGAGGCCTACGCATCAGGGCTCTACACGTTAAAGGGTGTGGGTCAACGCTATGGGGTGTCGGACAGTGTGGTCAAGCGTCTTGTCTACAAGAAAAGCAAGCCTGACTATCGCTCGTAG